GATGCTACACTTGAAAATTTCTTTTCTCGTCCTATTAAGATTAAGGAATATGATTGGAATGTAAATTCCGGTGTCGATGAAGTGTTTGATCCATGGACTTTGTTCTTTGAAAATCCTCGTGTTTTGAATAGAATTGCTAATTTTCAGCTGTTAAAAGCTGATTTGAATGTTCGTGTAATTTTGAATTCGAATGGTTTTTATTATGGATTACTTTTGTTGTCCTATAAACCACTTCCTTTGCTTGACAATACAACGTTGTTGCGAGATGGAAATTTTTCAGATTTGGTTGAAGCTAGTCAGAGACCACATTTGTATATTAATCCAACAACATCTCAGGGTGGTGTTATGAAATTACCATTTTTCACACCATATAATATGTTGAGCATTCCCACAAATCAATGGGATGAAATGGGAGAACTGAAATTTAGTACGATGCAGGAATTGAAGCATGCAAATGCTGGCACAACTAAATTAACTATCTCCGTGTTTGCTTGGGCAGAAAATGTATCATTGTCTGTGCTTACACAAGCTGAACCTATTGATTTAGTACCTCAAAGTTCTATCGAATATAAAGGTATTGTTTCCAAACCAGCATCATTTGTTGCTAAGGTTGCAGGATCTTTGAAGGTTATACCTTCAATTGCACCTTTTGCTACAGCTACAGAAATTGGAGCTCGTGCAATTGCTACAATGGCTGCTTTGTTCGGATATTCGAAACCAGTTAATCCAGAGATTAATATGTTCCAGCCTTTAACTAGGCAATCTTTGGCAGATACTGATGGGAAAGAAAATCTTTTGCGTTTGGTTGTAGATACCAAGAATGAATTATCTATCGATCCTAAAATTGCTGGATTGGATGCCAATGATGAGTTAGTTATACATTATATAGCATCTAAAGAATCATATCTTAAGCGATTTCCTTGGAATACAGGTACTGCAGCTGAGTCATTACTTTTCTCAGTTGTTGTGGATCCTTGTGTGCATGTTCGAGCAAGTCCTGAACTGCATTTTCCAGCTTGTGCTTTTGCTACTTTTCCTTTTAGATTTTGGAAAGGTACTATGAAATATAGGTTTCAAGTTGTTGCAAGTGATTATCATAAGGGTCGTTTGAAATTTGTTTATGATCCTGTGTCTGCAACAACAAATGCAGAATACAATACTGTTTACACGCAAATTGTCGATATTGACAAAATGAAAGATTTCACAATTGAAGTAGGTTGGGGTCAAACCACACCTTTTCGTGAACACGTTTTTCTTAATAATATACTAGAATCATCGTATATGCGTGTTGGTGAATTTCCTGTTTCGTATTCTTCTACTGTAGATACTTTTGGAAATGGAACTTTATCAGTTTATGTCGTTAATGA